CTCTGAGTTATTCGGTATACCGAACGTTGCTGTATGGCTCTCTAAACGCGTCCTGAGAGGTCTATTATTCACTGGTGTTTAGTTGTCACTATGACATAGTGACAATAGTATGTAGGGTAGTATGTGTGTGTTCATTATCGTTGATTGTAGGGCTTCCTACGACGTCTGGGGGGCTATCTGGGTGGGGGACGGTGGGGGCGTCCAAAATCTTAAAAAATTTCAAAAAAATATAGATTAATTTATAATAATACTTATTAATAACACCCACTTGGTTAAATAATGGTAAGGACTATTAAGCTTGTAATGGATGATAAGATATTTAATAAAATACAGATTCTTAAAAGTATTTCTAATTCTAGTAGTTGGTTAGAGTTCTTTTTAACACCTTTTAAATTAAATAAAATAGAAAAACAATTTGAAGAAAGAAAACCAGCTAGATGTATTGACTGCAATATTATTATTAATGAAGAGTTTAGAATAAAAAGAAAAAGATGTGATAGATGTGAAAGATGGGCGAAAGAGAGAGGTCACTTACTAAATAATGAAACTTACTAAAGAGGATAAGCTCTGGGCAAAAGAAGTGAAGGAAAGAGATAACAATAGATGTGTAATTTGTGGAAAAGAAGAAAGACTTAATGCACATCATCTCTTTCCAAGAGAAATCGAATTAATGAAACATGATATTAACAACGGAATAAGCTTATGCCCCTTACATCACAGATTCTCTAGAGAAATCTCCCCTCACCAAAACCCCATTGCATTTCATATATGGATGTTAGAGCATAGACCATTTCAATTAGAGAGGATAATTAACAAATGGGAGAGATTAGAAAAGAATGGGATGTGAAGAATGTAGAAAAGCAATAGATAATAATGAATTTATATACATTAAAGTAAAAGAGGGATTTGTTAAGGTTAGTGGATGCGAGAAACATATAAGAGAGTTACAAAATGGGAAGGAGAGCAAAGAAACTAGAAACTGACAGCAGAGCAGAAGGCACTAACATACAGCTAGACACTTGGCAAAGAGATTTCTTGAATACTGATGGAGATAAGATGCTTTGCACAGGAAGGCAAGTAGGAAAATCAGTGATTTGTGCAATAGATGCTGGTAATTATGCTCTAAATAACAAAAACAAGTCAATTCTAATGATTGCTCCTACTGAAAGACAAGCATACGGACTTTTCGAGAAAACCCTTGCATTTCTTATGCAAAATCACCTAAAAGAGATACAAAAAGGTAAAAACAAGCCAACTAAACATAAAATAATGTTAAAAAATGGCTCAAAAATCTTCTGTTATCCAACAGGTATGTCAGGTTTAGGAATTAGAGGACTTACAATAGATAGATTATACGTAGATGAAGCGTCAAGAGTTCCAGAACCAGTTTGGGCAAGTGTAACCCCCATGTTATTGACTACTGGTGGTAACATGATACTGTTATCCACTCCATTTGGAAGACAAGGATACTTCTTTGAAATGTGGAATGACCAAGAATCCACTTTCGCCAAGTTCTCAGCAACTAGTGAAGAAGTAATTAAAAAAAGAGAAATAAGCAAAACATGGAATATCTTTCAAAGAGATAAAGCTCTAGAATTACTAGAAAGAGAGAAGCTTAGGATGTCAAAATTAGAATTTGCGCAAGAGTATCTGGGTTACTTTATCGACGATTTACAACAATTCTTTAGTGATGAGTTAATTAAAAAATGCATGCTTGCGCATAGACCAGATAGAATAGAAAAGAATCAAGAATACATACTAGGAGTGGATATTGCTAGAATGGGAGAGGACGAATCAACCTTTGAAATTGTAAAGAAAGTAAATCCCAAGCTACTAATACAAGTAGAGAATCAAATTACTAAGAAAACCCTTCTAACCCAGACAAGCGACCAAATTAAATTTCTGGATAATCAATACAACTTCAAGAGAATCTATATAGATGATGAAGGAATTGGAATAGGAGTATTTGATGAGCTAATTACCTCAGACCAAACCAAAAGAAAAGTAATAGGAATCAATAATAGTAGAAGAACCATTGACAGAACTGGAAGAAAAAAGGGAATACTAAAAACAGACTTATACTATAATCTTAGAAGATTAATGGAAAGAGGCCAGATACATTTACTTAATGACCCTGAGGTATTTCAAAGCTTAAAGTCAGTGCAATATGAGTTTGCAGATTCTACAAAAGGTGAGAAGATAATTAAGATATTTGGAAACTATACTCATGTAGCAGAAGGACTGATTAGATGTGCTTGGTGTCTTCAAGGCAAAAACTTAAATATCTGGGTATCTTCGATAAGAGTATGACAGAAATAGAACCAATTAACAAAGAGGAGAAGTATATTTTAGAGGATAAAGACTTCTTATTAATCGAAGCATTAAGAGATTTAACAACTGCAATCAATAGATTAAATGAGGTTAAGTTATAATGGCTTGGACACTATGCTCTCTAGATGAAGCAGAACAAAAAGCTGGACTTAATGTTAATAGTGCAGTTGTGGATGTTGCAGCTACTACAACAGCTTGGAGTGAACAAACAGAAGGACTTATCTGCACTGAAAGTAAATATGATTGGGTTACAAACTATGCAAGTTTACAAGCAGAGTTTAAGAACATACTAAGAGAAGCAGCATCAGCTCATGCAGCTATGAAGATGGTGGCTTATGATATGTCAGGATACACCTCAGTAACAGAAGCTCAAACTATGCTTAATGTGCTTTACGACCAATATAGAGTAGCTATGGATTTACTTAAACAAACTCAATTTTCAATCAAGGTGAAACCATAATGGTGCTTCCAAATAGATACCAAACAGGAGTAGCTAGAAATCTTGCTAGTTATGACTTTTATGATTTAGCAACTGGAACTGGTTACAAAACATTCTATATGGTGGATGTAAGAGGTGAAGGTGTAGACCAAGTTAAATACATAATGGTTACTAATCCAATAGGTGGTTGTATTGGTTATTTTTCTCAATCAATAGCTTATGATTTAGATTTTGATTTAACATTTGAAAAGACTACTAAGATAGATGGAATTATTTATTTTTCAATTCCTTACAAACTAGCTACTAACTATGAAATGAAAATAGATTTTTATCATGTTGATTCAACACCAACAGAAACACAAATAGGAGCAACAGTAGAAAGAAACGGAAATGCAGCAGATGATAAAATCTTCTCTGGTTTTGTAGATACTGGGGGAGTTATAACATTCAAAAAAGGAGAAAAGCTAAGACTTACTTTCTCTACGACAACTGTTCAAGCAGCTAACTTTATAATGTGTGACCCATTAGGCAGAACTGCATTAGGTGGGGTAACTCCTAATACCTCTCAAGCTATTGTAAATTTACCAATAATAATACAACAATGACAGAACTAGACCCAAACCAAGCAACCACAACTAACTTCACAAATGAAGTGGATACATATAGCGTAGCTGCTGAAACCACAGACAGTGCAGAAATCTCAGAAAACTTTTGGACATTTGATGAAGCTACTCAACATCTAGGTTACTACAAAAAGATTCCTGAATTAAAGAAAGCTATTGATGCGTTAGCAATGTGGACTGCTGGTAAGGGTTACAAAACTGAAACAACTCAAGAGGAAGTAAGGTTAGGAAAGATAAAGGGTTGGGGAGAGGATACATTTGAATCAATTATGCAAAATATGATTATCTGTAAGAAAGTGTTTGGAGATTCATTTGCTGAAATAATAAGAAATGATGATGGAACTTTAATTAATTTAAAACCTATAAGTCCTGAAAGAATAAGAATCGTCGTCGATAAAAAAGGAATGATAATAAGATATGATGAAATCAATACCACTACTAATAAGAAGAAAGAATACAGACCTATTGAAACTAAAGACATGTTACATTTATGTAATGATAGAATCGCAGATGAGATACATGGTGTATCAGTAATCGAAGCTTGTAAGTGGGTAATTGATGCAAGGAATGAAGCATTAGAGGTTGAGAGAATTGTAAGAAACAGAACCAAAGCTCTAGGTATAGCTTACTATGATACAGATGACGCTGGAACAATTACCTATGCAAATACACAAATTGCAAAAGCTGTAAATAAAGGAGAGATGCTTGGACTTCCAAAAGATACAGTAGAGATTGCAGAATTTCCTAACAAGTCTACTGGAAATAATTTAGAGTGGATTAGATATTTAGAAAACTTCTTTTATCAAGCAGTGGGTATACCAAAGATAATATTGGGTGGAAGTGAGGAGTTTACAGAAGCTAGTAGTAAAGTGGGTTATCTTACTTTCGAGCAAGTCTATGCAGCAGAACAAAAACTATTAGAAGCTGATATATGGAACCAATTAGCAATTAAACTAACATTTGAAAGACCTGTAAGTCTAAAAGATAATGTGCAGAATGACGAAGCTGCTAACACAGGGCAAGCTGGTTTTCAACCAAAAGAGGCAAGTATTAACTTGGAAAGAGAATGAAGAAAGGATTAAAAGTATGGCTTGGAGCATTTAATAGAGGTTTAATAGTTGGGGGGCTAACTCTATTTAGTTTAGCAATATCTCAGGGATTTTGCTGGACTTCATTTGAAAGTGCAGCTATTGCTGGTGGGGGATACATGTTTTTAGAATTAGCTAAGTTTTATGGTATACCCCAAAAGAAAACAAAATCAAAAAATAAATATAACTTTATACTACTACCCTAAATGGTAAGCTTAATAGATAACAAAGAAGATAGAGAAAGACTTCAAAAAGCAGCAGAAGGAGCGAGAGCAACTTTAGATAAATTTGCAGAGAAGAAAAGAAAAGACAGAGAGAAAGACAAATCTAAAGGGGGTGGTGGAGTTCCAGACAATAGACCTAAATTCCCTCAAGAAGAAAGAGAGATAGAAAAACCAAGAGGAGAACCAAAGAAGCAACAAGATGGAATGAGGTTTAACTTTAGAGGGCATAATGTTACAAAAGAGGAGTTTGATGTATTGAGTGGGAAGGGTGGAAGATTAACCCCAAGAGTTAAAGCTATACAAGCAGCAGTAGAAGCAGCTGGGGGTGGTGGATTTACAGAAGAACAAAAAAGAACATTTGGCGGAGAGGGTGCAAGAAATTTAGCAGAGTTATCACAACTAGAAGAAACAGAAAGCGAGAGGTTTTTAGAGCAAGTTCAAGTTGAAGGAGATTTATTAGACCCAAGTAACACTTTGGGACTTTTTGAAGCGAATAAAGACCCCTTGACTTCTAAAATATTAAAAAAGTTAGGTTTTTCAAAAGAAGCAATCGCAGGATTAGGAGTAGTATCTTTATTTGGAATACCGCCACCAGTGTATCTTGAATCTACGGTTAAGTCAAATACAGAAGAATTTTTAGACGAACAAATTAATACTAAAACCGTAACAGGTTTAAAAGTTGTGGGGGATGTAGATGTTTTTGGGGCATCAACAGAAAATATTGTAGATGCCTTAACAGACAGACAAAAAGTAAAAGAGTTACAATCTGCTTTGGGTAAATATGGGACTATTGCCTCAACTTTAGAAGGGATAAAAAACAAAGGCGGAGATAGCACTGCTAAGAGTGTTGCAAGACTTCAAAATTTAGATAAAGAATTATCAACAATGGAAAATAAAATGCAACAAGCATTAATTGATAATCCTGTTATAGCTAGTGAAGGAGCTTTTGAGGATGTAATGGCGGATTTATTAGACCAAAGAACTTCAATAGAGGAAGCAATTACAGGAGTATTAGCTACTGAACCAGCTTTTGAACCTGTGCAAATTCAACAATTAAAAGACCAGTTAATAAAGGATGTAAGGGGGTAATCAAAATGAGTGAGAAAGAAAAAACTAAGGAAGAAGCAAAAGAAAATGCAACAGAAGATATTGGAGAGGGGGATAAGTATGAAACAACTCCAATTATTGAGCGAGCAAGAGAAAATGCAGAAAGGGTGGAAAAAGCCACAGCAGAACTAAAAGCTGAAAACGACAGGAGAGAGAAGATAATGGCTAGACAAGCACTAGGTGGAGAAACTTCTGGAAGACCACCAGAAGAAAAGAAAGAAGAAACCCCAGAGGAATATGCTAAAAGAGTAATGAAAGGAGAGTTGTAAAATGATTGAAGACAAAAAAGACAAAGTCAAAATTGCTGAAAATCCGATTGAAGCTTTATGGGCTAATGCATTAAAAGCATCAGAACAAAGGTTACAAGGACTTAAGGATACGCTAATTGTAGAAGAAGCATTTTTAGAAATGTGTAAAGAAAAGCAAAAGGTTTAAATATTAGTATACCTTAGGATACCTATGGCTTTAGAATGCACATTACTAGTTGAATTAGAACCAGCTGTTAGTTTTACTTGTGCTGAGGGAACTGGAATACCAAAGGGCTCACTTCTTAAAATCGCAGACCCTAACACTGTTTCTCAATGTGGGGGAGATAATGAAAGAGTTATCGGAATTGCAGCAGACGAAAAGATTGCTAGTGATGGTAATACTCAAATTGCAGTATGGTTAAGAGGAATCTTTAAAGGAACTGCTGGAGCAGCTGGAACTGTTGCTGGAGATGCAATAATTAGTGATTGTGCAACTGGTGATGATAATGAAATGGTTATTGCTGATGATGCAAGTGAGAACTTAATTGGAATGGCTTTAGAAACAGCTGGCGACCTTGAAACATTTAAATTTTTATTACAACCAATAGCGAGGAAAATAGCATAAAATGGCTGACACAAGTGGCGAAGCA